TGCCACTTCACCCGCACCCGCAGGGAATTGAGCAGCTGCTTCCACCATGGCCGCCGCTGATTAGGTCTGTGAAAACACGCCTCATTTTTTTGCCGGTCGTCATACCTCATCGCGAACCACTGGGATTGCCTTCCGCACCTCGGTGTAGGTCACCGGACCAAACACACCATCCTGCGGCACATTTACGATAGCTTGGATATGCTTGATGTTGTCCGTTTGCGCCGCATTGGTCGCGTAGTTCACCGCGCTCATTACCGCCGCCACGATAAAGGCCGTTATGGCAGGCGCGTCCACGCTTTGAGCCAGGGACGGGTCAAAGGCTGCCAGCTTGGCGACCACAGATCCCACGACACCGGCAATGATCGGCGTTAACACGCCACCGGCCTTACTTACCAAAAAACGAAGCGCCCAATTTTTCATGATTTCAGCTTTTGCACCGCTGCCTCGATGGTGTAGCGCAGTAAGTTTTCACTGGCTTCAAGGCCACGCTCGACCGCCGCAACACGTAGGGCATCCAGAGCTTGCGTCCGTTTTTCCGCGCCGGTTTTGTCTGTCGTGGCCAGATTGCGCACGATTTCCAAAGCAAGGGGAAGAAGGGCGGCAAAGCCAGTAGCCAAGATCCGGCGGAGAATCGGCAGATAGAACTCAAGCAAGGCTCGGCTAATGCCAAGCATTCGGGCAAGAAGGGCGCTCACACCCTTAATCTGCTGTCAATCTCCGGCAAGCTTGCGCTCCAACCGCTCCAGCAGGGTAGAGTTTTTAGTGATGGTGGCGTTCGCCAAAGCAATGATGTCCAACATCTCTTTGTTGGCGCTTTTTAGATGGCTCAAAAATTCCGCTGTTTGTGTATCCATCCGAGACTGCAAGGAATCCAGCCTCCCAGTAAAATACCGGAACAGCACACCAATACAGAGTAGCCCTATCACCAACAACGCGACGAATAGCCACCGATCCGATTGCTGCGCCGCAAAGTTTGCCGTCTCGATTACATTATCCATTTAACACCTCCATAGATTCCTGAACTGCGGCCTCAAACGTCGTGGGCGGCTGTGGCCAATCGCCGCGGGGGCTGGGATCAGTAGCATAGAGAGCCAAGATTGTCTGGAGATACTGCTCCAAGGCGTTGAGTAAAGGGCTTTCCTTGGATGCCGCTGCAAGACTTTGACGAAGATAGAGCAGGGTTGGTTGCCGTGCCCCGCCCACTCCTTGGGCATTGAGCCATTCTTCAGCCGAATAGAGCTTGGGCGGGAGATCTACCACGTTCCAGCCACGTGTTACGGTCTTGGCCTCGATGTCGATGGTTTGGGCTAGCACCAACATTTGGGTTTCGGAATTGTAAGACGGCGCATTCTCTTGGATGACGGTCATTTCGAGTAGATGCGGCTCAAGGCCGACTACTGGCTCGTCGTCAATACGGGGCCAAGCAAGGACAGTTTCGTTAACCGTGTCGTAGAGGAGTTTCATAATGTTAGTCTGCGTATATCGTCAAATCAGTCACGCCCGGTGCGGTATTGCCAGCTTGCCACATTGCAAACGTGATCAAAGTGTTTGCAGGAAAGTTGCTGGTAACCAACGAGACAGTGCGAGTATTTGCGTCAAAGGGCGAGGTGTAAACCGCGACAAAGTTGTTGTTGGGGTTCCATGCGCCAACGTAAAACGCCGCGCCCATAGTGTAAGAATACCCGTTCAACGATCTAATCGTCCAAGTCGCCGTGAGGGTGGTTTGTATCGGCAGTGCTGCGCTCTCCTGATAAAGCGGTTGAAACTTTGTAGTTGTGGTGATGCCTTCTGTAACAGAAAGCGTATTGAGGTTGGCATAATACTTGCCCTCAAGAAGCAGCACGGAATATCCTGCATTGGCAACATTAGATTGGGTTGACCACATCGGCGGAACACCGTTATACCATCCACCTCCAGTAACCCCCATTCCAGAGACATTACTGAAGTCGCCGTTCTGGATCAGGTTGGTTCTCTGAAACCGATACGGGTCAATGATAAAGCTCATAAAATGCGATTTCCTTCCAAATATATTTTGAGACCCCTGCCAGCGGAGGTGCTTCCTATTTGGTGAACGTGTATGTGGAACTCTGGGGATGCTTCTCCTATCATGTCCGAGATATACTCAATTACCGCATCGTTAAGACTAGTGCTACTCGCTGTGGAACCCGCTGGAATTGTGACAGTTCCATACACTTGTAGGTTAGCGGGGTTCCCAGGCGCGGGTGCTCGCAATTGAACGACTAGGGAGGATCCAGTTGGTGCCTGTGTCACAGAAGCGCGAAACGTGTTGATAAACATCATCTCAAAAACGCGAAACACTAATTTCGTGCCCGTTGTCAAAAGACTAGTTTCATCCGAACACGCTGCTATAAGTTGATAGGGAGACCGTGGTTTGTTCAGGATTTGCGCGTCCCCGCTGTTGGCGTTCCAATCGGACTTAATGTGGGGGCTTATCTCGGTGTAGACAGAACCAGTGCCACTCCACGCATAGATTTTCCGTGTGTCTTGAGCGATATACACTCGCTGAAAATTACCAGTGAGTGCTTGGATCGCTGTCAGATTGGCGGCTGAGACGAATGTCTCCAACGCCGTTCTTTGCGCTTGAACTGTGGCCGCAGTAAGCAAAGCGCGGCCTGCGGCGGTGCTGTCGGAGATATCCGAAGCGGGGTGCGTGTGAGTATCAACTGTGACTAATGTCCAGCCAATCGCTGTTCCGTCGGATATGAATGTCAGCGACTTGGCATCTTCACCAGTAACTCCACTCATGGTCGCAATGGCGGAAAATCCGGCCACTCCATTTATTACCGTCAACGCCCTTCGGATAGTGATCGTTGAGGAAATAGGCCAAAAGCCAATCAAAGTGATTACGTCTCCGCTTTGATTGCCTTCGTAGGGCAAATCGACGGTCGGCGAGGACACCGAGGGTTGCATAACAACTCTTCGGTTTCTTCCGGAGGGCAGCTGGAAGTTGCCCGTGAGATCAATAGATGACCGTGTGGCGGGGGGCTGCTTGCCGTCCAGCGCCGTCTGCAAGCCCGTTACTTCGCTTATCTGGTGCGTGTGGGTCGAGGGAGGGAAAGTCGAGGGCTTGTTCAGCAGCGTATTCCAGTTGGCCGCGACTACCTTTTCGACAAAATTAGCGTCCGCGACGCCGTCTTTGAACCAATACTCCACGATAGAGTTGCCACTTTTGATACCGACGGTTAAGCCCTGATAACGAAAGCCGGATGTGAGGTCCGCAAGGGCGAGCGCGACAGTATCGTAAGGCCCGAACTTTGCGTCCAAAGGCACCGGCTGGCCTACGAGCACTCCACTTGAAAGTTGTATTCCGCTTGGCATTAGATGGTCCTCAATTCAATCGTTACGTTGGAGTTGGTCAGCGTATTCTTGCTGATGTGGACGGTGTAGTCTCTTTCCCACAAGGTGGTCGCGACATCCGCAAGGCTTTGTGCGGCGGAAAAGACCAAGCCGATGTTTCCGTTATCCAGAGCATCCACGTAGTAACGCGTTTTGGTCGTCAGGCTGGCTTCGTAGGCAACTCCAAGAAATTTTCCGCTCAGATTGTAAGGCACCGCGATGGTGCCTGCGGCATCGGCCACATATTTGGTTAGGACAGCGCTGGCGTGAATCGCGCTGGCGTTCCCCGCTTCGATCGCGGCGGCAAACTGCTCCGCCGTGAAAATCACGGGAGATTCCAGCCGATACCAAGGATAGACACCGAGAAATCCCGCCGTGCTCGCGCTGGCGGTGCCTTGCCCGCGGCTGCCATCCAGCGCCGTGCTGTTGTTGCCCTTGTTGTCGGCATAAGCGCCGCTACCCGCGGCGTGTGCCACACTGACTGTCCATTGGTTATTGCCGGGCACCACATCCGTGGAGACGGATTGGGTTGGCGAAGTAATTGTAGTCGTGGTGAGTCCGGGGCCAGAGTAGGTATAGTTTGTGGCGGCGCCAACCAACTCAGGTCCGAGCGAGCCGTTGCCATTGGTAATGCGCCCGCGAGCAAAAACTGCGGTCAGCACACGCGCGACCGGCGAACCGACCTCTTGCACGCCGGAAGCTCCTGAGACTGTCAAAGTCGCAGACTTGGGCGTGCTGATGGTTGGCAAGAGCGTCGGGAATAATATGCGATCGAGCGCTTGCGAAAGATTCAACACCCGCCAACCACTGGCCGCCAATGGATCGGCGCCGCCAACCTCCACGCTTTGCACGGTATCGCTGGCCGAAGGGTTGTAGTTTAGCGAAACATTTCCAGAGAGTGCGGTAAAGGCCTCTTTGGTCCGCAGTGGCGTCATCCACGTGTTGTTGTCCGCCCCCTCCAGCGCTTGCGCGGCAGTGGCTCGACCCGACAAATCGGGCGGCCCTGGAGGAGGATTGTCCCAAACAGTGACGTAATTGCGCCGCAACTCGGTCGCGATGGGATCCGTCGTGCAATGGCGGCCCGCCAAGCTGAACACCACAACGAGGCGCACGGCGACAGTTGTTGTAGTGGCATTAGAGAATAAGTCGCTAATGGCTTGAGTCGTCAGAGCCAGATCAAAAATATAAGATGCGGTATCGCCCACCCCATCGGGCCCACCAACAGCGGAAGCGAGCATCTGGTTGGCTGGACCGAGCAAAAATGCCTTGGCTTGATCCTCGCGGGACAAAGGGAGAACTCCCTCATCATCAAAAAACAAGAACTCCAAGCGACGAACGTCACCACGCGTGAAAACAGGCGTTTGATATGCCTGCCGTTGCGTGTTGCCGAAGATCTTGAGCAAGTTGACGTCGATCGCGCCCATTGCAATGGGCGCAATGTCAACCGTGGCAACACTTACCAGCCCCGCTTACCGCATCCCATTTGCCGATCGGACACTTCGAGGTGGACATCATCGTCTTCGCCGCCATGTAGCAGCCACAGATTGAGCAGCGACCGCCACTGAAGTGCGGACATGCCTCGCAAATCGCTAGACGGTTCTTTGAAAGTTCCGTCATCGGGAATCCCGACGCGGCCCACTGCCCCACCTCTTTGGCCGCTCGATACGCATCTGCCAACATGCCTCGGTTCATAGTATTTGTATGGCGACGCTATCGTCGAAGTAGATCCCGGGGGAGCCTGGGACGCCACCCGCAGCCTTGATTTCAACAGGAGCGCCCCAAATGTTGGCGATAGAAAACGGCACGCCGTCGATGCTGAGTCCGTCGAATGGGAAGGGCGACAGCGCCGACCCGTTGGAATTAAGCGACAGCGGATATGTGGCCACCACCGCGTTGTTTAAATGCACTTCCAGCTGCGCCCCGCGCGACACATTCGCCGACCCAAGAGTGGCGTAGTTGATCAGCGCGATACGAAAGACCTTATTTGCCGGAACGGTGGCAAAAGTGTAGCCGACAGGCACGTAATTGACTGCCGCCACCGGATTGCTGATTGCTTCGGTCCATCCCGTGCAGACATCAGATTCCAGCCAGCAGACTTGCCGACTTGACGGGTCGGGGGGCAAGGGCGTTGTCACCACGGCCTCGGCCCATGGGAATGGCCCGCCGGAAGCCCGAACCTCACGCAGCCGGTAAGCCACGCGCGTGTTGTAACCAAAAGATCCGCCGGGAGGGGCGGTATCGGCATAAATAGCAGTGTTGGGAGGCGTCGTGGTAATAGTGGACCATGCGCCAAAATTGATGGAACGCTCGATCTCGTAACCGGTTTCAGACGCCGAAAGGTCATTCCACACGATGACGATCCGCTGCTGATTCATGTAGGTGGCGGCCACGCCGGAAGGCGTTGTGGGATTGCCGGGATTGCCGCCGATCGAACCCAAAAAGTCGTCGATGATGTTGTTGGCAATGGTAAACCGGTTGTAACGGTCCGAACCCGGCGAGCCATCGTTAGCGCCATCCTGCCCAGCGTTGTTAATGTTGGCTGTCCCTATCGCGTGAGCGCCAAGGCCCGCGCGAAAAAGACCGCTATTGCACACGTGTCCGCCCGCGCAAGGCACAGACAACCCGCCCCGCTGCCCCCCTCTCTGGTGCACATAATCAATGTGAATCCTTGATCCGTAGTTGAGCAGTGAAGCATCAAAAGTGATGTAAGTCCTGTTGGTTCCGGTTGTGCTCGGGCACCCATGATACATCAACACATCGTTCCCGTTATACATCCGCACGAAGCCAATGCCATGGTGGCAGCCGCCGCCTGGCAACGCGCACTCAAACCACAGACCCTGAACGGTAGGCACCGTCACCGTTCCTCCGCCCGGATCGGTGATAGGAGGAACAGGGCAACCCGCCTCGGTCCTTCTGATATAGCAGCATCCCAAGCTCATACGGCAGCAACCACTAGCGTTGTAACACTCCCCTGCATTCCAGCAGGCACTTTGATTCTCAGCGAAACGACTTCTTCCTCGGAAGCAGGCACCGTCGTGCGGACAAAACAAGGCCCGTCTCCGCCACCCACCAAAGGAGACATATACTGCGATCCGCGCCGCGCCAGGTCCGAAGAATAAATCCCGACTTTTTTCTCCAAAGTGTAGTGCAGCGTAGGCCCGCCGACTTGCAAAACCGTTTGCCGGAACATGGTGTAAAAGAGCACTTTCAAAGTGAAATCGTTGCCGGGGATCAGATACGCCTCTGTGTAGTAATCACTGGCTGCCGACTTCACGTTGTAAATTTTGCAGTTGCAAATTACCTTGTAGCGGCGCCCATCAATGAAGTGACCCGAGTAAGAACCGGAAAAATTGCTGTCCGCGAAACGCTTCTTGGCAATGGGCGCAGCGTAACTGTTGAGCTTGCCGGTCAAAGTGCGGTCGATGGTGTTCATTCCCACGCCATTGATCAGCCAATCGACATCAGCCAAGTCCTCGGGCAAGATCCAACGCGTTGGCACGCTCGCCCCGCCCACTGTGAATTGAGTGCTGCCGCTGGTGGGTTTTGCCCACATTCTCCGGTTGGAGGCCGTGGAAAATGTGCGCGCCGTGCCGCTGGTCGTTCTTGTGTCACTGGCGGGCAAAAGTGTGATGGCCGCCGCTCCGCCCGGCCTTCCCGTCGGCGTCCCCAGATTGATGCTGCTCCAAGCGGTCGGTTCGCCGACTAACCCGCCGCCATTCACCGCAATGACCTTGAAGGGCAGTGAGTTCAGCTGCGCGCCGCCTTCATTGCTGGTCAAATAGCTGTGCCCTGGAACATTGCTGAGTATGAAAGAAAGAATCGGCGGGGGCGAAGGAATCAAGTTGTTGGCCGTAAAGAGCATGGGGTTGCCTACTTGCCCGAGCGTGATCCTGTTGGGATTGGTGGTCAGCGCCCCTTGCGGCATCTGCACCATGTAAAACAGCGCGCTTGGGTCTGCATACCATTGCAAGATGGCGGTCCCGTCTAGCGTGCTACTTCCGGTCACCAGCGGGATCGTGGGGTTTGACCACGCGCTGGCCGTCACTTGTTGGCGGCGAAACCAGCCATTTGGTGATCCGATAAAATACTCGATGCTTTCCCCTGCAAAAGTCAGATCAGTGTATGGGTTGGCGGGGATGTTGATAGTTCCATATCCGCTGCTAAACACTTTGTAGGCGACCAGTCCCTGTGCTTGCGTGATTTCAAAGGCCTTGCGTTCCGCATTGCTGCTCTCACTAATTGATCCGGCCCATGCCGGATTTCCAGTAGGCTGCGGAGGGGTCGTGATTTGTAAAGATTCCGAATAACTAGTCCCGAAAAAGTTGGTTGCTTTCAGGCGCAATGAATACTGCTTGCCAAAGTCCAAGCGGCCAGCTGCCCGCTGACCGGTTTCAGAGATCCCAAATGTGATGACACTTCCTTCTGTCGGGGTCGCCTCCAGTGTGAGCTGTAGGAACTGAGTGCTGCCGACGGCCGAAGGTGGCGGGGCTACAAACGTGTCAGCGTAGCCGCGGTAGCCCACGACATTGTCCCACAGCCACAAGTATGCGCCGTCTTGAGCATCCGGAGCCGGTCTGGCGGCGGCGCCTACCCACTGAGCCAACATGAGCTTTCTGTCGCCCAACTGCAGATTTCTTGGACGCGTGCCCTGCAAATTATTGAAAAGATGCGGGAGCGATGAAACATTGACTGTCACATCGTCCGGCCCCAAGACGTAAGTCCGATCCGCCAAAGACTCCCAAACATCTTGGCCGGCATCCGTGCTGATGGCATATTTGTAGGAAATCGTCTCTCCCGCCGTCCCGAAAACCGGAAAGGTCACGGAGTAAATGCCATCGCCGTCATTGTCTAAAAGATTGTAGATTGGCTCCCAATTGCTGAACGTGCCGCGCACAGAAACCGTCGAAGCCGTCCCGAAGACGCCTTCGTCCCGCGGCTCGTGCATGCTTACCCGAAATGTCAGCAATCGAGAACCCATCAGTTGTCGGTCAAAGTCAACTCTGCCAGTCGAACTTTGACCGCCTCGATATTTTTCGGATCATGTTTACTATCAGCAATCAGGTGGCAATACGCCAACTGCGCGGAATCCGCTTCCTCGAAACCACGCCGCAGCAAAGGCTTGGGTGAGACGCCGCGCGAAAGGCACAAAAGCGGAACGAAAATCTGCTCCAAAGCACAGGTCACGAAAATATACGGGGGTATGTCCTGCCAGACAGATTTGTGCTCCAAGCAGAACTCAACGACATCACCGCACGCCTGCGGCACCAAGGGCGAACTGCCGCCAAATACACCGAAGTTCCACAGCACCGGTCCTCTGGAGGCGTGCGCTGCCTCCCACACTTCTTCGAGCAAGGGATGCTTGATTCCTTTTTTGAGCAAGCAGGCCATCAATCCGTAAAACCAGCCCCAAGCTCGCGGCTCGAAATAGTGCTCTTCGCTTTGCACGGTAAAACCCGTAAGGGTTACGGGCAGCCCGAGAAAACAGTCCATGTCCACATGCAGAAAGGGCTCGGTTTGCATACTTGCCGCATACAGTTTCCCGACAGACCAACAGCGCGGCGGCAGTTCCTTGATTTCTTTGGGAAATTCATGCACGGCGCCATAACTCACTCCGTCGATCAAGTCCCTATCCGATCCGTAAAACACGACCTCGCTTTGCGGCAGATTCCGCAAGCGCAAATTGCTTAACCTCCAACAATCTGCCTGTTGCGCGGACTTGCCTGAATCGCGGAAACTTACAGCATTGACCCCGGCAACCTCGGACGGCGCGAGTTGCAAATAAGACTGCAGGTAAATCATGGCCGACCAACAGGCATCCCGCTCACAGGGTTGTCTCGCGGATCGGGCTGCCAAGGATCATTCGGGTCAAGCTGCCAGTCCTCCGGTTTCCAACCGCCCCATCCCCCTGGAGGCACCGGCCAAAAAGCGCGCTCCACATCATCAAACCGATGAGGCCTGCCTACCATGCATGGGACACTGGCGGGATTCAGCGCCCACTCGCCACGGTTAAAACACACCTTGTCAAAAGCAGCTGATCCTCGCCCATCGACCGCCGCCGCTTCCAAATCTGCCCGGGTAATATCCAAGCCAATCGCTACCGCCGCATTGCCGAAACCGTCAATGCTTCCTCCCCACCCGCCATACCACGGCAATGACACGCCACTGGTCGCCAGCTTGAGAATGATGGCATAGCCGCCGCCAATTACATCCAAATTGAGAGAAGTCCCAACATCCACAGCGCAAAAGCCATTGCCGCCGCGCGCGGTGATGCCGTTCCATGTGAAGGGCAATGTCTGAGGTCCGGCGTGAGTCTCAACCCTTACCGAACTGATCACATAGGCAATGCCGCCCGTCAGGGGAAAGTCTCCGACGCATGTGTAATAGACCGCCATCCATTCGCCGTCTTTTTCTCCGTAGAAATACAAGATTTCATCCGTGCCCGCGTTGTCATCGAACGTGGCAAAATACTGGCGTGGCGCAGCGGCGTCAGCCACGCTGCGATGCACGCCTATTTTGTATTTGGCAGTTGCAGGAATAGTAGCTTGCCATACATCTCCCATTTCCGCTGAACCCATGTAAATCATGGACGCCACTTGACCCATGGCCGCCCTGCCACCTCCGCCCTGCGGGTTAGTGCCGTCAACGCTATAGTAAATGGCGGCGGTATAGTGATTGGCCGGCGCCGGAGCGACCGATGGCGAGCGGCCCACTGCGGACACAGTGACGTTTGCTCCTTGCCGCGAAATCCCGCCCCCTCCAAACGCATTTACTGCCCACGGTGCGTAAGGATCATGATACAACTCATGCAGCCGATAACGCGATCGTGCCACCGGCAAATTGATGTTGGCCACGGATGACTGCGCTATGGAAACCGCCGTGCCATTCGCCAACTGATACGCCTCCGCATCGGCGCTTCGATCAGCACACCGCCCGCCGACCGCCGCGGCAAAGACTTCATGGTAACAAGATCCCCCAATGTAAATCCTCCAATGAGGATCGCCGCTACCCTCGCCTCCGCTGACCGGAACGTCGATTCCTGTATTGATGTCGATGACCAGCGTTCCATCGGAAACACCCCCGATTATTTGCCAAACGGGATTGTTGGTCGTGCCCGTATTCGTCAAACGGCCCGAGACCAAGGTGCCTGCTTGGCCTGCGCCGGTCGCGTTCACGGCCCGCACCGAAACATCCAACGCATCGCCATCGTTTGCGGCAAAATTGATTGTGACCAAACCATCAGCCGCGCGCGTGATGTTCGACCAATTGGAAGTCGCGAACGGCGCACGGGCTTGATACCCCGTGATAGGCGAGCCGCCGTCACTTTGCGGCGGGTCAATATAGGCTCTTACTTGGAGGTTCATGATATTGTCACATTACGGACCACAGGAGCCGAGGGCACTCCGGTGGCAAATGTTGAAGATCCGTTGGAGCTGCCCCAACTCTCCCGCTTCGCAGTGTGGGTAGCCGAGTCTGAAGAAAGCATGTAGCTGTAAGCCACACCGAAGGGCACGGCGAACGCATTGACCGTGGTCACGACAAACCTGACCAGCCAACTGAACACCTGCCCCGTCTGAATGCCCACGTTTGGCGTCTGTGGCGTTGCTTGACACACAACTTGCGCGTTGCCGTCTGTGCTTGTGCCTACAAAGTTATCCGGATACGGCCCTTCAAATAGCGCCTCATACGTCCCGCTGGCCTGCGGAACCCCATAGAACCTGATGCCGGTGCTGTCGGGTAAAAAGCTGATGCCTGGAGGAAGAAAACCCAGCCGCTTGAAGCGGGCGTTTTGAAAAAACTGACCATTAAAACGCCGATCAACCAGATACTCAGTCGCTATCGGACCATCATCGACGCCCACCAGCACCCGCGCTCTGATGATTTCGATGCGGCCCGCATACAAGGCACTCGCAATGAAGTTGGCCCCCGTTCCGCCGCTTGGTATCGAAACAGGCATAGCTCACTTAATGGTGTCTTTGACCACCCTCATCAAAAAGGAGCGGGTTGTGATGATCTGTGTCGCCGGTCCTGGAGTCTGCGCCGGAGTCTCCAGCTCCAATTCAAACTCACAGGTCACATTGTTTTGCATCGTGGTTTCGGTCTCTTTGTCCTCCAGCCATGAGGCCAAGCTCGGCGCATTGGCCAGCGACACATAAACGTAAGCCGCCGTTGCAAACGTCGAGCCGGTCTGTGTGGTGATTTTGCGGAAGGCCAACTCGTCCGTCTCGATGAACGGCGGATCAGAGGCCGCCCCCCGCAGCGCAAACTTGGCCATGACCAAAGGCACAGCCGTGCTGAAGTTCACCTTGAACAAAATATCATCGCCGTAACGCGCTGCGATAATTGCGGCAGCAAACGATGGGTCTGAGGAATTGCTCGCCGCCGCCACGGCAGCTTCTGGGTCGGAAGCTGTCACTGACCATGTGGTAGTGTTGATCGTGACATCTCTGGTCACGTCGCCCGATGCCGGTTCGAAGATGCCGATGGTTATGCTTACTGGAACGCTCCAGCCGGAGGAATTGCGCGCGGCCACCGTCAAATTGTAAATGCCTGGAGTAGTCCCCGCACCCGTGATGGCGCCTGTGAGTGTATCAAAAAACACTCCGGTGGGGACCGCCTCGGAAGACCCAAACCCCCACTCAAAAGGACTATTGGTCGCCGTCAGCTGATAAGTAAACTGCTGGCCCACTCCGTAAACCAGAACACTTTGCGTCGAAGATATTACAGGAACAGCCATTGCCTATTTGAAGTTGAATTGAGTTTGTGATGGATCAGACGCGAAATAAGCTACATACCCGCGCGGATCGGCTACGTCGTTTTGCGTATCGAAACAAGACAGTCTAACCCGCAGGACAAAATCAGTGGTGCGCGGCAACTGTGCAGATCCTACTGCGACCCACTTGTCGTAACGATTGATGCTGCCAGTCCAATACTCGGGAGAAATCGGATTTGTGGGATCTTCCTGTCCGACTTGTCGATAAAGCCTCACTCCAAGTTTGTGCTCGCTGGCTACATCCGTGATATGCACCTGCTCGTCTAGCAGGGGCTCGCGCCATACATACCCAAGCAAGTTGGGCCCAATCGGTGCTGGGGTGGTTTCCGTTGCGCGATCTCCAACTTCCCAAACAATGTTCCATACGGAGTTCGTATTGTTGGAAAGGAGCCTGAAAGAAAAATTTCGCGTCAGCGTCCAGAAAGTGCGCAACGGCAATGAAATTGCAGTGAAGGCAAAAGTGTAAAGCTGTCTCTCAAAAGCTTTTGAGTAATACGAATTGGTGTTTTTATACCGGACTGCCGGATACCAAAGCCGACCATCACAGGCTGCATACTCCCCAGGGCTTAGTCTTGCCGAAGGCCATGCCTGAAATGGAGGCAGTATTACAACCGGACTGTCCTCTGCAACTTGAATCACGGCATTTTTACTCAATGGAGGCAGTGGCGCGAGCACGGCGGTGCCCGTGACTAATCCGTTAGACGTTCCGTAGACCATTGTCGTGCCAACATACAGCTCGACTGTTGCATCGTGGACGGCAGGAAGAAGCCCAAGCGCCGGGGCAGGCAGCCTATCAATCGAAGAAATACCGCTGGTTAAAAGAGCCATATTTAGATGATTGTTATTGAAAGTGTGGTTTGCGGCATGACCAGCGCGACTTGGCCTCGCGGCACCGTATCATCCGACTCGTTGTCAACGTCGAACTCACAGAGCCGGAGCCGGACAATGGCTGGCACGCGGAAAAGATCGCTTGAAAAGGAATTCTGGTAGGCGGTCCACGTGCTGCTAATGCCCTCCGCAGTGTTCGATATGCTCAGCTGCCATGGCATCGTTTCATAGCCTGGACTGAGGGCCACGCGCGTCTCACCCAAAACCACCGTCTGCAAGACTTCGCCCATCAAATCATCCGCGTCCATGATCAGGGCCTCGCACTTTAGTTTGTATTGGGCGGCCAAGCGAACCTGCTCAATATCTCGCGCATCGTCATCAAAGAACTCGCCGACCAAACGAACGCGCAATTCACCCTCGGCAAACATTCGTGACTGCACTGGGAATTGCGCTGATCCAACGAAGACTCTCCACAGTTCCCGATCGAATTCTAAGGGATGGTAGGCGTTCTCTGATTCGTTGACCCGATAATAGACGCCGCTGCGATTGCAAACGAACAGCCCACCATTGGGAACCTTCTGCGATTTGCGTCCGCTGCCACCGGGGATAACCAAGGTTTCATTCAAAATATTGCGATAAATCCCAGAGGTAGAAGGCAGGGTAGTCACATCCAATGGATTCTCCTTGTCTACGGAACTGAGCAATAGAGGGTATTTCAACGATCCGGCCGGACGCGGAGGCCACAGCGAAGGATTGGCACTGGTTTCCGTGACGGCCGGTTGCAGGATGTTGCCTTGGGCATCTTTGATTTCCGACTGTCCGCGCTGAGCGGGCTGGCCGACTCCCGAAAGAATCGCGCGGAAAAGAGTGTTGGCGGGCAAAGCGTCTTTGTCCTTCTTAATGTTGTCTTGCTTGGTTTGCGCTTGCTCCTGCTGTGTTTTGACATTCGTCCCAGATGGAGCCGCAACCTCATTGCGCTGATCGTTTTTCACGACCAACTGCGAACTCAAGGTCGCCGACCTTTCGTTGACGTAATCAAGAGTCAGGAGGTCTGGCAGCACCTCGCCCACCGACGGAACCTTAAACTCCGCAGGTTTGGGCGGAACCTCCGCCGTCACACTTGCCACACCATCTCTCGGCAGAAGTCTTTCGAGCTTTGTTATTCTAGTGCCCAGCTCGTCAAACAAGCCCTCTACCACCGGAATATCGTCAATGGTGTGAGTATGTTGCTGGAAAGTTCCAGCTTGATAAGCAGTGGTTATTACAACGGTCACTGGCTCTGGAATCGGCTTCAAACTCCATCTCCACTCGGACTCTGGGCTTCCCGGCACGTTAGAAGTAGGAGCAAGAGCCGTTCCAAATCGTATATTTATACTATCAGCTGATTCTTGAGATATGTAGTAGCCTGGGACTTCAGGCATCGTCTCGCCAAATGGCTTCAAGCCTGTAGCTTCTAGTTTTCTGACAAAGCCTATGCCGCCATTCCCTACACTGTAGTTGGGTGTTCCGCTTGATGGGAAGGCACCTTCCCACATTGTAACATGCACATACGGTGTATTTAGATTGTGATCAACTTCTATCTGTTCAGTGCCCGCCGGTATGACGGCCGTATAGTGCCGGTGCCCGATGGATATGGAGTTTGAATCAAAAGGCAGGTAGGTTTTCGGCTCCGGAGGGCGTAGCCAATCAATGTTTTGCGGCGATGCCAGCGCAGGATAAAGGGTGGTTCTTTTGAGAGTAAGCGGCTGGCTCCACACTTTGACGACATCGACGCCCAAGGCGAGATTGCGCGAGTCCTTATACACCTCAATTTCCAACTCGAAAGGAACTTGAATCGACTCTTTCTCGCGCAGGGCCGACCATACTTCTTGGGTATCAAAATTCAGCGTGAGCGTCCTGTCGGGAGTAGGCGTCCCGCCGATCGGCACGAAAACCCTCATTTCCGGCACATCGGCACCCGCCGTTCCGTCATTGAGCCCCCCTTGCCCAAAAGTGATGCGGGCTACGCCATTAGATGGGTTTTCTACTTTGACTCGCCCAGGGTAAGGCAGGCTTGCAAGAATGCGGTTCAGCGCTTCTTGAATTTGCGGCGCGCCATCCGAAAGAGTCAACAAGGTAGTGCGCCGCGGCAAGGCATCATAGCCTCTATCGTAAAATAGGAGCTGATACGTGCCCTTGGTGAAGTCGGCAGGAATAACAAGTTCCTGAATTTCGTTCACATACCAAGTTCCGTCTTGGCTTGTATAGCCATCCTGCACCGTCCTCACAAAGGGAGGATCGGGCAAAGCCTCTGCCGCTGAATCTGAGAAAACAAGCGGCGACTGATTCAAGCGCAGTTCTTGGACAAATCGCCCGTCACTGTAAAAGCGCTGATTGATATTGACAAAAGTTCGCGGGAACAGTCGGTTATCCGCCACCGACATTGTGTATTGGTTTGGAATATCAAGCCGCTCTACAATGTAAGTCCCTCTGTCAAAACCGACTTTGTAGGTTCCAAAATGGAGTCCGTTTAGTTCGCGCTCTACCCGACGCGCATCGGCGGAGTGCGGAATAGGGGCCGTCGTCGCCGTGCCAACTCTCAAGGCAAAATCGCCTCCGGACGGCCGCATGTCGGCGAAACCAACGGCCGCCTTGACGCTTCTGATCCGAGGCGTGATCTCCGCATATCGAGAGTTGATGATGTCGATAAATCGCAGAGCAATTGTCCATACCTGCCCCGCCTGAATCTCCGGCAGGGTCATGGGTGCGCCATCGACACCGGTCGCGGGCTTTCTCTTGGCCAGATCGGCGTAGATGATCGTCCTGCTCTTGGTGGCCATTTACTTCTCTCTTATGTCAACCAAGGAGACCCACGATGGGAGGAAGCTCCTCCATCTTATCCACATAAACCGCGTTGAAGTAGCCGCCGTCAAATTCTCCCGCCGCATACGGAAGCGGCCGGTTCAGACTGATCGGCAACTGTTTCGATGCCTTCGTTGCCGCGTTTTGAGCAGCGACTCTTGACCCTTTGTTGAGGCCAAACTGATCAAAATTTCTGACTTTTGGATTGGGCGGCGCCCAATACCGGCGCACCGTGCTCAACTAGTCCACAGCCTCCCAGAGTTGATGTTGTTCATTGCGGTGTTGAGAATTCTGTCAAATTCAGCTGTGACCGCACCCAAGGCACCCGCAGCAAGGGTAAACCGGCCCACAAAGAATGCCGTAGTCAACTCAATCGGCGCGGAGGCATTGATGTTGATCGGTGGAGAATTCCTCACGCCGTGATTGACGTTCCAAGTGGTGTGATACTGCACAAAGGGGGCCCACGATCCGTTGGGCTTACCGTCATCGTCCTTTGGCCGACTTGCCACAGGCGGCTGCATCAAATAGAAGGTAAACAACGGTATCATGTCCACGCCGGGGTCCGAGGGATCAAGGTCTCCGCTCAAAATACGAGCCGACAGCACTCCCTCAACATCCCTACCTTGCGGCACTTTTCCTTGGTAAATTCGCACCTGTCCTTGGCGCTGATCCAACACGCCAGTGTCAAACACCGTATTGTAGTCTACAAGCTGCCCCGTTAGTGGATTGGCGATAATGTCCACAGTGGTCCGATAGGCGGCGCGCGGGACCTCCAGCCAAAAATCTTGGGCTACGACTTGGCGAGCATTCGCCGCCCTGCTTCCCGAGGTAAGATCTTGGGTTACGCCGTTGTTGGTAATTTGGAAACCAAGTTGCGCAAGTAACTGCGCCGTGCTCTCCGCGCCAGATGCCAGATCCACGTTGGGATTGTATCCGTTTTGACGCGCGAAAAACTCGGGCAAGCGTTGATCATTGGCAAATCCCTGCACTTTCGATACGGGCCCACGCGACAGCTCGATCCAATCGGCCGCATTGGTTTCGCCCAGAGGCGTAGTGAAAAGGGCGTTGACGCCTCCCGATTCGGAAGCGGCTCCTCCGGAAGCGCCCAACCCGCTGGTGAAGGTTTTGTAAACGGAAAACGGATTGTAGCCATTGGCCCGCTGCGCGTAGATGGCGGGATCTATTCCGTTGCAAAACCCTGGCTTGATCGACAACTCCCAGCCCGCTTCTTTTTCGTCGCTTCCTTTATTATACCATGCAGTGACATACCACGCGTGCTGATATTCCGTCTCGTCATTCAGGCTTACGATGTATGCACCACGGCGACCAGCCACGCTCGCACCAATGCCTCCGTTGACGGCATATTGCTGAACTCCGGAGAGGTAGCTGCCGACCTCGGACAGCATGTGACCTGTTTTGAAGGCAATATTTTTGATTCCATTAATCGCGCTGTTGATTGCCGTCTCGGCTGCGCTGGCAATGGCGCGCAATCTCGGGTCGGGCTCTTGGTTGATGATTTCTAAATCGGGCACTTCAATGCCCGACAGCGTTTTTTCAATAGACTCCCAAGTTTTGGCGCGGCCGGAACGACGGAAGAAATCCTCGTCAAACCTGCCCGCCATGAAACCGATGTCTTCTTTCGAAAATGTTTTCATGCTGCAAACCAATAATGACTGATGCCTCCGATGCGACTCACGCCGTCATAGCGCGGCTCTCCCACCATATAGTTGAGGGGAAAATTCACAATTTGATGGAATTCCCCATTGGGACGAAACATCGCAATGGGATAATAGCAGACAAACTCATCTTGTCTCTTGAAAGCGCGCATGGCGGTCGCCGCCGTTTCCACCTCGCTCAAAAATGAATCGGTGCTTTCATAAGATATGCCACGAAAAGCATAGCCATCCTCCAAATTGCCGGTCACGCGAGTTTTGATGCACATCCATGCTCTGTATTGCATGTCGTATTTTGTCGGCCCAGCAGCTTTGGTTGGTGGTATAAATTTCCCGTTGATCATACCCGCGCCAATTCTCACCACGCCCTTACTTAACGGCGTCACCTGAAAGACAGGATGAAAATCGGAATACGGCCGGAAACAGCCGAATATTCCGTGGCCATCCTTCTCGAAAATCGCTCCGCTATTCATTCTTTGATGGCCCAGCCTCCGAACCCATTGGTGGGAAAAATATACGGTTTGTTTTTTCTCACTTGATAGCGCAGGTGAAAATGGGCGATTTGCAAAAACCGGCCTACGGCCTTGCCCTCTTCAAAACCCAAACCCTCCTGCGTCATGTCTTGATCGGTGTAGAAATAAGCAATGGGGTATTCACCATTGGTCAAATCTACCGCCGCCCCACTCATGATTTCGACTTTTTCAATTCTGTCTAACCGGTCGCCGACGACTACCTTGACGTAAATATAGTGTCCGGGCGCGGGGAACCCTATCGTGGGCTGCTTAAAGATGCTGCCGTCAGGATTGACCCCGCCGATTCTCTTGTCGCCTATCACCGCCTCGATGAGATTGACGGTGCCAAATCCCACGGTCATTCCTTCATTGGTATGTCTCACCATCCACGCAGGCTCATAGTCCTCGGCAAACGGCTGGTAGGTGATGCCCGTGGTGCCATCAGGGAACGTGGTAGTGAATGCGCCGCGACCGCCTGTGATCATTATCCGGTCTCCGTGCTGCCGTCGTAGATGTCGTCAACCCATCCGCCCAGGCCGCTATACATCCATTCTTGGGTGATCTCGAATGCATTGCCGCGCCAGCGCAGCTTGGGCGGTGCATACAGATAGTTGCGACTTCCAGATGCAGGCGCGGGAACTTTGCTGACCTCTGGCTCCGATATGATGCCCACGCCACTAAAAATACCAGCAGGCACATCGCGCGATGAGTATATCTTTCTGATCGTGCACCCCATGCGCAAAAAGCCTTCGATGCCCGCAAGGCTTTTGCCATCGGAAACATTGCTGACCAAACCCTCAGAAGAGGTCGCATCCGGATTGGGCGGCCACCGCAGGTTGCCGTTGGCCGTGAAATACCCCCCGTATTTATCAAATAAAAATTTGAAGTTGGGATGTCCCTGTAATGGGACTTGCTCGAAAAAGCCCTCCACTTCCTCAATGGGCTCCTTGCCGTCTTGCAAAAGGCCCTCGTAATAATCTCTGATGACGCCTACCCCGCCATCGGGTGATGCCTCGATTTCACGGCGCACGTGCGGCATGCCCATGAACTCCCCGGTTAAATCGGTCTCTGGATTTTGCGTGACCTCCTCCAATCTTTTCAGCGTCTTCCGAACCGCAATACCAAACCCGATGCGGTCGATGCTAAACCGCTCCAAGTATTCAACCGGTATGCTGCCCTTTTCCTGAAGACCTCTGTTCATTTTATCTTTGATTTTGCGCCAAACTGCCGGGCATAGGCGCCGCAGCTTGTCCTGGATCTTTCTCTACAACCCTTATCAACTCGCGCAGCAGCCTGGCCTCTTCGGTGCTGCCCGTCCCGCCTGTCTCTCCCGCCGCACCGCCGACGGCACCTATGCCGCTGGCAAATGTGCTGTAGCTTTGCTGCTCTTTGAGCAAGCGATCCGCCGTCACTTCTTGGCGGGCCAAGTTTTCGGCTTCTCCGGCATCCATACCTTCGGCGATGTAGCCGCTTGTTTTCTCTCGGATATTAGCCTCATCTTGCATGTCTCGCCCTTGTTGGATTTTGCTTTGGTCGCCCGTCGCCTCGCCAATCTTCTCCAAAGTTTCCCCGCGAACCCGTTGCGCCGTGTTGGCATTGTCTTGGTCCTGCTTGATTCGCTCGGCGGATACCCTCGCCGCAGCTTCGGCTCTGAGCGCGTCAATGGCTTCTTGCCTTGCGTCGATTTCGGCTTGCGTAGCATCGTCGATGTCCGCTCCGCTGGCCTTGAGGGCTTCCACCCACTCATCGAGCGCATCTTGCAAAGCGTCCGCCTCGGTCAGCATGCCCTCAGATTCAGCTGCGGCTTTCTGGTAAGCAGGACTGTTCATGAATCCCTCGGGCGGCTTATTCGGCATATTGCGCGCTGCGTCCCGCTGCTTTCGCGCTTCGGCCTCCGCCGCTGACGCCTCTTCTGCCTCCTTTTCGCGGCGGTCTTGACCAAATACTCCGTCTGCAAATGTTGCCACCCCGCCTACCACGCCGCCAGCCACGGCCCCTACGGCTGCTCCCACTGGCCCACCCGCCATAAATCCTATCGCTGCGCCGGTCGCCGCTCCGGTCATGATATTGCCCATGTAGTCGCCTGCTGTTTTTCCCTTGGCGCGTTTCTGGGCCTCGCGCCGCTTCTCTTGAGCCGCGCGAAATTGCGTTTCCGCTTGGCCTATCAGTTCTGCTTGCTCGGCGGGCGTCGATGAACCCGACTGAGCCGCCGCGATTTTTTGGGCCATGGCCTGCGCATCGTCAAATGTGGCTTTGGCATTATTGCCGAAGTCTCCAAAACCCATGCTATTGAGCAGTGCCGATAATCCCGGAATCTTGTCGATCAGTCCCATGATCGTATCCCCAAACATGCTCAACAGCGTAATCGCCGCGCCGATCGGACCCAAGAACCGCACAAAACCGGCACCGATAAAGGAGAGCGCTTTGCCCAAAACGCCGCCCGCCGCACCCGCCGTCAGGAAAGCTTTGGCCAGAGGCAGCAGGAAACGAACCGCCCCAACCAACAGTCGAAGACCCTGCGCCGCCGCCAGCGCGGACAGCGCAGCGATCACCACGAGGATGGCGCGGCCCACCAGCACCAGCCCTTGCTTCAGCCCTGGGAAAGCAGCGGCGAGTTTGACCGCGTTAAGGATAAGCGAATTGATCGCGTTGAATAAGGCCGCGATCGGAGACAAAATGTCTTTGAGCACGGGGCCGAATTCTTTCCACGCGACAGTTGCTGCACGGATGCCATCTTCTTGGCCTTGGGCAAACATGGCGCCAATGCTGGCCAACTGATTGCCCTTGGTATTGTCCAGCTTCTCATTGAGCCCTTGGATGCTCTCGCCGAGGGCATCTGCCGAGCCTTTGTTTTTGGCCAATTCGGCGCTGATGGCTGCCCACAGTCCACGGCCGCGCAACCCGCGCATTTCCATCAGCTTGAGTTTGTCGGCTGTCGCAGTCGATACCATGCCAAGCTGCTTGAGTTGATCTATGGCATTGCCCGCGTTTTTCCCGCTGAAAATATCTTCCCACGCTCCACCGATGACTGCTGCCGCATCAGCCATCGAGACCCCAGCGACTGCGGCGGCATCCGCCACCATTTTCATGGCGCTGGTGCCGGTCATGGCGCCCCGCGTCAGAACCTGCAGGCGCTTGCTGGCATCGACGACATCATCGAAGCGAAAAGGAGATCCTTCGGCAAATGCCGCAAGGCTTCGGAGCCGCTTTTCAGCGGCCGCTGTGTCGCCCAGCAATGCCTTGAACTGGCCGCTATACACGTCACGGTTGGCCGCCTCGCCCAAAGCATCGGCCAGCAACTGGGAGTTCGTCACAGCCTTGTAAAGGCCGATGGCCAAACCCAAAGCCAACCCCGCTGCCAGCCCAAGAGGAGAAAGCAGATCGGCGGCAATTGTCTTGAGCGCCCCACCAGCCGCCGCCGCGCGCTTCAGCGCCTCATCGACGTTTTGCGCGCCAAACACCGAGTCCGCCAAATTGCGCGCGCCTGCCGCTAAATTGGTAGCAAACTGCTTGGTGACAGCCGCGATTTGAGCCCATACCCCAGGATTCGGGTTTGGCAATGGCGGTAGTCCGCCGCCGCCAGCTCTAAAATTCGGGATTCCCGAAATGACGCCGCCCTCTGCTAACTTCCGATCTACGCCTTGATAGCCGCCGACCGGCTCGTCACGCGTATTGGCCACCAGTAACCCCTCGGGATTGCTCGGAGATCTCACCCGCTTGTCTTGATCGACGTAAATTTGCGACTTGAGGACGCCGCCGCCCACCTCTCTTTCCACAGCACGACGGATGGCCGCATCACGCGCCCATTGTTTTAAGCTTTCAAACCAATTCATTGCTTCGCCTCCCTTGCCGCCTTGAGCGCGCGCAATTGAGCTAACGCAGCATCATCAACAGGCGTGATGACGCTGAAATCCGCACCCTCGGTGCGGGCCATTGCCGCGTTGAGCCAAGACAATTCGCCGATTGACATATTCCACGCCTCCTCACTCCGGCAGCCTGTCATCTTCGTGTAAAAAGCCACCTCCATCAGGGCGGGCTCGATGTCTATGATCTTTGTGCCGCCAGTGTCCTTGTCCTTCTGCATGATTTTAGGACTGGATACATAGGCTTGCAGGTAACGGTCAAAATCACGGCACGCCTTGGGCAAGTCGTTCATCGCCGCGCGCCAGATCTCCTTATACTTCCGCCACCTTGAAAGCTTCGGCTCTTTGTATTGCTGTGGGTATTGGGTCTGGCAGATGCCTACGGCACGCTCCAAATCTTCAAAGCGCACCGCTTCCGCCGTGACAAAGGGCGAATCGCACAATTCCAACTGAAATTTGTGCCAGTAAGAGAATGGCTTCAAAACAACACCGAGCACCTTGTGGGTGCCCGGTGTGAAAGCCCGAACAAATCGTTCGTCAAATACGAACTTTTGGGACACTTAGAACTCGTATCCGATGCCGCTGACGCGGAACTTTTGAAAGTCTTCGTTCGACCCGATGTTTTCCACTTTGGTGATCCAACTGTCACCTTCCACGCCGGGCAGGTCTACTGGGCCACCGAGGTCAGGCGCGGCTGTCCCATAGCCCTCCGCTTCAAAAAAGTATTTCTTGCCGCCATACAGAACGGCTTCGATCTCGCCTCCAGCACCCTTGGCTTCCGTGACGATAGAGAATTCCGAACCAGAGCTAAACGAAGTGACAACATCGAGTCCAGTTACATTGATCCCTTCTGTTCCGAATTTCCAGTCCTGACCTTTTCTTTGCAGTGCCATAATAACTTTGCTTGGCTGTCAACTTTTGAAATAGTCCAAAAGCTCTTGGCTTGGTTTGAGCACCGCTTCCAAGGGCAAAAGACGCTTTGGCATGCGGCCATAGACGCTGCGGTCGCGATAAGCCCGAGAGCACCACTTCCTGTCCTGCAAAGTGATGTGATAGCCGAGCACATAGGCATTGGCCTTCTGCGCATACAAGGCCGTGTCAATCGGCAGGCCATGGCGGCGAATTTTCGCTAAGCTACGTTTCTCGCAGTCATGCTCCAATCGAATGGCATCGAGGGCGCCCTCTCGGACCCGCACCGGCCGCTGGCCCTGTAGCCAGGCATCCAACCTCGTCAGGCCTTCCTCGCACTTGGCAAACCATCGCTTGTCGCTGCGCACCTGATCAATGTGGCAGGTTTCGTGGCAAAGAACGCCAAGCCAGTGCTCAAACGAAACACCGGTCGCTACCTTTAACACGCGATCATCGCACCAGCCCGAGACCCTTGTGCTACCCAGCCGGAGCCTTCGGTCGCGACTGAAGACTAGGGAATGCGTGCCATGGTAGCGAAGCACGCAGGATCCGATGAAAGCTGCAACCGAGCGGGGCATTTCATTTCTTTGGTGTCACCTTGCGATACCCCGTCTTGCGGATAAAGCGCCCGTCGTCCCAAATCTTGAAATCTTTTACCTCGATAGCACCCGACTTGATGCCGGGGCCTAAGACCTCGCGGACGCGGTCAACGGAACACTCAAGCTGGTCGGCGATATCCTCTCTGGTATCCCAGCCCTTGGGCCATGCATACGAAGCTTTGTTCATACGATCCACTTCTGCTTTCCAGTTCATCATAAAATGATTGGGGCAGTAATGGTCCGCCCCCTTTTGCCATCAAAGAGAAAATAGGTTTGCTGGGGCGGCTCATAGGCCGCCTTGATGCTGATGGCATACGCATTGTAGCCGATCAACGAACCATTGCTCACCCACTTTGGATTTTGCTGCTGTGTATGCCAGTGGCCAAAAACGTCCAAATCGGCTGGATTAGCGCGGTTCCACTGCGCGATGGCCTTTTCCACGGGAATGGTCAAACCGCCCACACCACCTTGGTAACGGATGTTATCACCATGGTGAAAACGCAAAGTTTTGCCGTAGAGCTTGACGAAATTGAAGTAGCTATCAGCCACTTGGAACTCCACCGTGCAGGCCGTGGTGCTGTAGCCGCGTTGCGCCATCGTTTTATACAGCAGCCACTCGTAGCTGTTGCGATAGCCGGTCGCGTGGCGGGGCTTTTTGGTTGTCCGCCCGTGATTGCCGTAGCAACAAGGCACCAAGATTCGTTTGAAATTCTTACGTAAGAGACCAATGCCTGCCGTTAGGCGCTCCTGCAGCCACAAAATCGTCTCCGTGGGGCTTAAGCTGTTGGTCTCTTGCAGCTCCTCATGTATGTAGCCGGACATCAGGTCGCCGCCCAAAAACAACACGCAATCGTTGATGTCCACCCCGGCCCGCTGAATCTCCGTCATGCGCACCACGTTGGTGAAAAACTGGTCGATCCGCTTCTCTGCGACACCCAGATTGTAGGCATTCAAGCCGTTGACCGAAACCGAATCCACCGTCTCCTCCACATGCCAATCGGATGCCACCGCCACCGCCACCGCCTCGCTTTTGGTCGTCTTTTTCACTTCCAGCACCCGGTTGGGTTCCACGCTGCGCAATGCCTCGGTCACGCCCAACTGGTCTTCCAGCTCTTGCACGCGCTGTTCGTAGCGCTCGACTTGGGCTTTGTAGTCTTCGATGACAGACCGGTGAGCATGCTCGTGTGCCGCCCGCGCAATCTGGCCCCAATTAGTCTTGGCCATACTCTGAAAAGACCGGTGTCAACTCCCCCTTGCCCCCGTAGATAGATAAGCGCCGGAAAAGGTCGATTAGCGGGGGTGGGAGTCGAACCCACCTATAGATGCTTATGAGACACCTGAACTCACCGGAGTTCTGCCCCGCAATTAGACGTCTTGGTTCTCCACCCCGAACACCATGGTAATGCTCTCCCCCTGTGAGCGGTCCTTCTTCTTGTGCTCACCCTTACCAAAATACACGAAGTGCGGCCAGCTGGACATCTGGGGCGTCCCTGCCTCCCGAATGGCCGACAACACGCTGCTCTCGTCGGCAAAAAATCCGTAGATGCGCTGCAGCGCCGCGCGCGCCGTCTCAGTTAGAGAGTCATCCATCTGCGATACATGCAGGATTTCGACCGTCACCTTCATAAGCTGATTGACCAGATACTCTTCCTCGACCGCGTTCACCGCGATGTAGGTCGCGGGTCTGGTCGTTTTGGCCCGCCCTTCGAGCACCGGCACACCGAGCGGCGGCTGCATACCGCGCAGCGCCCCGGCCACCATCAATTCCATTTCAATGCTTGCATTCATATTACCACCCGGATGGATCAGATACTGGTCCGAGGCGCAGAGTCGCCGTGCCGCCCTGCCATACCACGGCCAGAATCCGATACTGCACCGTGCGCCATTCGGCCAGCCAGCCATCGGTTACTTCCGGCAAAACCGTCAGGCCGGTGCTTGCTCTCAGCGGAGCCGCGTCGGCCTCCAGTTCGAAGTTGATCACCTTTTGCCGGCCGCCCTCGCGAAAATCACCGGACAATTCCCGTGGCATCTCAATGGCCCGGGCCACGCGCACAGCCTGGGGCGCCGAGGATTGCCACACCTTTACCGTATCAGGCGAAAGGATCTTGAAAGCCTCCTCGTCCGAGCTTGTAAACGCCTCGTCAAACACATTGGTAGGCGCCCGTCAACTAACGCAAAAAAACACCCGCCATTGCTGACGGGTGTTTTTTTGCAGTCCCAACCCACACCAGAAGTGTTATGCGTAGTTCGTCTTGATCAGCGTTCCGGCACACTCGTTCACCACGTGCTCTTCGTTATACTGACGAACACGGATCACGTCGCTGCGGCGCGCTTCGTCGCGGAAGCTCTCCACCACATAGTTGAACTCGACGTCCTCGGCCCAGTAGATGGTGCGGCCCGCGCCGCCCATCGACGGATCTCCGCCAGCGATCGAACCCATCCAAACATAATCGTCGCCCCAGATGTAGCTGAGTTTGTTGTCAGCCACGACCTCGCCTTTCTTCGCGGTCGAGACAACAGCCTCGGCGATGAAAAGGT